GAGAGTATACAAAGGATCATCAGATTCTAACTCTAAATCATACTTAGCAGTTTTAAATGTAAAATTATTAGTTGAAGAAGCTGGCAGCAGTAACGATATCTTACCGTTTGGTCCATCGATACTCATTTTATATTCTGAATTAGTTGTTCCAGATGAATATGTTATAGTTTGATTATCACTAGTGGTGAGTATCATTCTGGCACACCAATTGGATATATCAACAACCGTATTAGTATCATCTTTATATGTAAATGCAATACTAAATGAAGAACCTTGCTCTATATTAAAATTATATGATGCGGCACCCATAATTATTCCATTTCTTGTAGTTGAGATTGAATATATAAACTAATAACTCGCATCCTATATTTGTCTATATTCATAGATTCTGGGTTGATATTCTCTTCCTCTAGAATACTTGAGAATGATTTTGGTGTTCTTTGGTTAGTAGATAAAATATCTCTTATAGAAGTAGCATTGACTTCGGACATTATATCTACATTTGTTAATACATCTATCTTCAGCTTTTCTAACTCTTTGACTTCAGACTTAGTAAGTTGTCTTAGATTCTTTTTAGATTTAGAATTTAAATAAGCGTCTGTTAAAACATCAGAAATTTCTTTCCAGCTTTCTTCTGCCCAGTATACAAACTCAGCAACTCCAGGCTTAGTTCTTGGATTATCAATCCTTGGTTTTCTTGGATTAGTATCTTTTGTGTTAACAGGTCGCCCATTTGGATTACTAGGTTTTGGAGCGTTAGGTAATCCTGTTCCAGCCGGTGGTTTGGGTTGTGGCATTAACATATCTTTAGGAACGCTAGTTTTAACACCAACATCTTGAGGAATAATTTTGCCACTCTGTAGAGCAATCTTTTCAAGATCCATCTTATGATTTGCGTTGTGAAATGGACCGGCTTTATCTGGTGTATCTTCAGCTTGCCTTTCTTCAAATTCTCTTTGAAGTCTAATCTTTTCGATCTGTGGAATTTCTTTAAATCTTTCAAGCACAGTCTCTTGACTGATAATGTCTCTATCAACAAGCTGTAATAATAATGCTTTCTCTGCTGCTTCGTCAGATAAAGTCATTTGATCGAATTGAATATAAGCTTTATATCTAAAGCCCATGGCTTGTCTAACCATTTCAATTTCTTTTTCCCAGAACTTTGTTAGTTGATCACGACCATATTGTAATCTTTCAACTAGAGTCTTAAGGGAAATAAAGTTATTGGTAAAACCTCCACCGTTGGTAGCCATACCAGTTAATGTTGGGGGAACACCTAATCCAGCATAAATACTATTGAGTACAGCGGTATATTTTTCAGAACCTAGAAATTTATATACTTCGCTACTGGATTCTTTGAAACTTAATTCTGGCCCCCAAACAAGTTCCATTGTGCCACCACCAACATTACTGGCTAGGATATCTCTTAATTTGTTGATAGCTCCTTTATTTGGTAAAATTTTGTGTTCAAGATTACCAAGAGTCCACAAACGAATATTTGATATAGCACCATCAAGAGCAGACATATCAGCTAATCTCATTTTTTCTAACATGATAATGTCATCAAGAATAGCATATATCATTGGATTAGCCCACATCTGCCAATCATCTTTCTTATAATGAAATACGCAAAGTCTTTCAGAATCTAGTGGGATTCTTTTTTCTTTGTTCATTAAAGATTTTTTAATATCAACTGGTAAACTATCTAAAACATCATTTGGTATTGATCCACTTTGAAATGTATCTAAAAATGTACCAGCATTCAATGTATAGTTTGAAATTCCCATAAACAATGCTAACTTGCCATCTTTAAGTTCAATTGTTAGTGGGCTGAAAAAGTTATATCTCCAAGGTATTTGATTTTGTTTCATATTAGGAACTTCTACCCTAATATCTTTAGCAAGAGACTTCATATACTTTTCAAGCTCTGGAGTTACATTAGCATAACTCCTATACATTATAACATTGCCAGTTTTGTATAGATTGTTTAGAAATCTTTCTGATCTCTCTTTTCCGCTTACATTCTTGAACCATTGCTGATAGAACTTTTCAACAGTTTTATTTGGATGAACGATATTTATACCTTGACTACCAAAGTCACCCATGAGATCAATAATATTACGAATAATACCTACCTTATCGTAGGCATCCATGCACATTTTTATAATGCGTCTTTGCTGATTTGGTACGGATTCCGTTTGTCGGAATGCATAGTAGTCAATTTTATTAAAACCGGGTCTTACTGATCTATTTGGTTCAATATCGATAAAAGTTCGATATGCACTACTAGCAGAGGACTTATTGAAACCAGAATAGGCATCAATATTGTCAGATAATCTTTCCATAGCATTAGACTTGCTAGAAAAGTTATCATCAGACCAAGTTATCATATCGTCACTCATAATTTTTCCTTAATTGGAATGTAATTGGAATGCTACTTTTTAATACACATCTTTCATGTTATCAGAGAACCAACTTGGACCACTATAGAGCTTCTCATCTTCTTTTGAGGGAACATGACCACCGGTAGCAAAACCGCCGTAAAACTGATATGTTTCTGGCGTAGGTGTTCTTTGAATAATTCTCCCAGCCATATTTGCCATCAAAAGAGATGAATATCTATCTTTTCTCATTTTGCTCTTTCGTCCAGTTCCAACTATGACTTCTGGTGTATCCCAACGGTCCCGACCATTAGATGTCTGGGTCATTTGAATCATAGACAATTCATCTTTTAATTCCTCTATATCCATGACACATTCTTCTAAAGTATCAAACATTCTATTTTTTAATCCATCTTCAGAGCTAGAAAGACCCAGTGTTACAGAATCAAAAAATGGGAATAATAAAACTTTATCTTCAAAATCTTTTCTCATGCCGTGATTAGCCTCTGATAACCAATCGTATTTAGCAAATTGACACATTTCTAAAATATGCAAACCTCTTTCACCGTCTGTATCCTTTGGTTTGTCATCGTCAATAATTGGCCAAATAGGCATTTCATCTTTTTTTAATTTATCTTGATCATGTAAAGATTCCATTACAGCCACGCCGCCACCTTGAGCATCCATAGCAATGTGAACGCATGGAAATAATCTCATTAAATCTCTAATTTTTCTAGCACAGTAAGCGTAAAAATCTGCCTCTTTAGCATATCCACGTTTAACTTTTTCTTTATGTTCTTGTCTGTTAGTTGTCCAACAATGAACAATTCTTCTATGATCACTATTTACCTCTATCACTACTATACTAAAATTATCAACTTCAGATGCAGGGTCAACGCCAAAAACATATTTTTTGTTGTTGTCACCTATTAAAGAAGCTTCAAATTTAATAATATTGCCTTTAGAATCCTTAATAGGAAATTCGTCATTACCAACTACGCAGGATTCTATTAATGATCTTTTAAAGAATCCTTGACTATCTCTAGTAAAACAAGCTCCATATTCCATTTGATAAATACCAGCGTGTACAGTAGCTTTTGATCTTGCTACTTGATCCGCATCCATAAAGCCGGGAGGAAGTAATTCATATGGAATACGCATAATAGAATATTGACGCCAATCAAAAGTATCTGGCGGTTTATCTCCTCCGAATACTTCTGACAATTTGGCGATATTACCTTGGCTTTTTATAATAGCTTTCCATTTTTTCCAATAGGTAGCAAAGTGATTAAAATCATAATAAGCAGTACCGGATAGGATAATTTGGTTGTCTTTAACTTCTGGATTGTCTTCTTCTGTTTCTAGTTCTATACCTAATTCTGCTGCTTTTTTCTTAGCAGATAATCTTTTAACATTTTGCACTGGATCTGCACTAACGGCTGCGAAACCAGCGACTACGTTCTCAAAAATATCTCTTGGTATAGATGCAAATTCGTCAGCAATAATATCATTTGCACGTTGACCTCTAATCTTTTGACCATCGCCTAGTGGCAAGCATGTAATGACACTATCATTTATACGCATGGTACATCTATCAACATCTCTTGTTGGCCCACTATTATTATCACACATATCTCTGAGCATTGGTGCATTTCGCCAAATAGTTTCCATGTATTCAAATAACACTTTAGACTGTCTAAATGCGGCACCAACTATAACTATCTTCCTTTTTGGCATCATCATTCCTCTTAATATAGAATATAATGCCAATTGAAAAGATTTACCAAGACCTCGACTACCAATAAGCATTGGAAATTTTCTATTCCATAACTCATTAATAATGAGAGATTGAGATGGCAACAATTGAATATTTAATACTTCGTGACATAAGAATGGTAGATACTCAGATCTACTCATGAGCCAAGCCAATTTTAAATGAAAATCATCTTCTGATGGGTTAAGTATAGACATTGGATTGAAGATGTCAGTTTCAATAACATCTAATCCAAGCCAAGCCTCATCTATTACTTTTAAATTATCTTTTTTCATTCAGTAAAATGCCAGTTCTTTAGAATGGAATCAGCAAAACCATAATATACAGCCTCTTCCGCATTTAGATACCAATCGCCAGACTTTAACTTTCTAATAAGATATTGGCGAACTTGTTTGACACTTGGCTTCTTTCCAAACTTCTCATAAAAGAACTTTCCTTCAACGCATCTTCCAGCATAAATATTAAACATAGTATCAGCAGTCTTTCGTTCATAATCTGCTTGATTCATCGCACTAAGATAGTCAGTATTAATATCACTAGAACCATAATGTGACATAAAATGTGCATTTGGAGTCATATAACGATAATCAGCCGCCTGCATAAAAATACTGCTCATAGATTCAGCCTGACCATAGATGATGATTGTCACATATGATCTACACATCTGTATAGCATCATAAATAGCCATACCATCTGTCCACTCGCCGCCTATACTATGACAATGAATGGTTATATTAGCATTACTTCTCATATCTAAAGCTCTCAAGTTTTTTATGAAAGTATTAGACATTCTATATTCTACACCGGGATTTTGGTTGTCTTCTGCGTGATAATGATTATGAAGGAATATCTCCCTTGTGGCAATATTAGCTCCGTAGTCATGAAAATCTTTCAATAGTTCTGGTTCAGCCATCATTTTTTCCTCCCTATCGTGTACATTTCATTGACCCTTTTTAGTATACTACTTACAGCTAGGAATGCATTATATTTATTGCCACAAAAAAGAATTTGAACATTATTATATAATTGAAATTCAAATAAACATTTGAGCATATATTTACCAGTAATCTTAAGAGATGCTTTGTTCTTAACAGGTATTCTTGTTTCGTCTGGGAACTTTATTAAATCCTCTAAAGAGAATTCTAATACAATAAATTTATGAGGGAATGGAGTCATGCGTTCTATTTCTGCTAGAAATGCATGTTTCTTTTGACCTAAGTTTACAGCTAATTCTTCAACGCATCCCTTTCTCTCTATGCATATTTTATCTTCCATCCCCTTTATAGAGTAATCGCCAGTATCTAATTTTTCTTCTATCATTCCAGCACAAGTGTTAAACGCGCTAAAGAAATAGCCGTCTTGTTCCCTTGTGTCTTTTATAACAGTGAATGGTGGTGCGTCTTTATATGCCATTTATTATCATTCTAAATAAATTTTCATATTGGTGTTCATGGCCCTTTATGGAATCATGGCACTTTCTACATAATGTTATACCATTTGAGACTTCATATCTTAACGAGCTTGCTCTAGACCATTTCTGAATATGATGTACTTGTAATGAAATTTTTTTGCCACATCCAGGCATCATACACTTTCGCTTGTCCCTTTTTAGGACAGCTTTTCTAAAATCTTCGTATGCTGGATCATCATAATTTCTTTTCATAATGGATATATTTTATCTATTCTAGATTTACGACGTATTTCTCTACACACTATTCTCATATCTAATGATGGATTTTGATTCATGATTATTTTTATTAAATCGTTAAATACTTCAAAACAAGCCTCGTCTGGATCGCTTGAGGTAATAAATATAGTAGGAAATGGACTATTATATGATTTAAGAAATAAATGTTTTATGCGACTAAAAACATTTGATATGTCTATCATTATTCGATAACTTTTCATTTAATTTCTCTTCTATCATTAGTCTAACAAGACTATTGAAGTCATGTTTTGGAGTCCATCCCAACTTAACTCTTGCTTTTTCAGCTCTACCTTTTAAGTAATATACTTCCGATGGTCTATAATATCTTTCGTCCTGACCAACATATTTATTCCAATCTGTAATGTTAAAATAACCAAAACTAGTGTCTAATAGATCGCGTATTGAATGGGTTTTTTCTGTGCATATTACATAATCGTCTGGATCATCTTGCTGAAGCATTAGCCACATAGCCTCAACATAATCGCCAGCATAGCCCCAATCTCTATAAGTATCTAAATTGCCTAGCATTAATTTAGGAAATGTCACATCGTTATATATGATATTTTGATCATCAGATTCTAAATATATTGTATTTGTGACATTATTATCACACATCCAGTGTACGAAATCGACAAGCCAATTGATTACTTTTTTGGTAACAAAATTGTCGCCACGCCTTGGACCTTCGTGATTAAACAAAATACCGCAACTTGCATGTAAATCGTATGCTTCACGATATAATCTAACGGAGTGATGAGCGGCACATTTAGCAATGGCATATGGTGATTGTGGTAAAAATTTGGTATTTTCATCTTGATATTTATTGCCTTCTCGGTCCCTGTCATAACAAGTCCCAAACATTTCACTAGAAGAGGCTTGATAAAATCGGGCAGATGGCATATAATCCTTAATATGCTGTAAGATATTTAGGCAACCTTTCCCGGTAATATCCCAAGTTAGTAGAGGTTGAGAAAATGAGGTTCCTACATGAGATTGAGCAGCGAGGTTGTAGACTTCATCTACGTGTTCGTTATTTCGAAAAATATTCAATACACTACTAGAATCTGTTATGTCTCCCTCGACTAGATGGAACCTAGAATGATTCAATATATGTTTTATTCTTTGGGTATTGTCTACACTAGAACGTCGAGTCACGCCAATAACTTCATATCCTTTCTCTAGTAAAAGATCCGCTAGGTGACTACCATCTTGTCCTGTTATTCCAAAAATGATTGATTTCATATTAGTCCTTAAAAAAATAAATTAGAGTATTGGCTATAATGGCCCCAATATGGATTCTCGCTAACTGTATCTTTACTATATATAGAATAGTGAGATGTAAAGTGTCTACCGTGATTTACATGAATACTTGGATTCTCACATCTCCAGAATTCTATGTT